CGCCCGATCCCACTTCCCGGACCCCAGGTCCTCACTGCGAAGTATCCCGGCCTTGATGGCGCCGCTTATCTCGGAGCTAGGAAGGTCTGCATCGCCTAGCTGCACCGCGTTGGGCATGAGCCCTGGCTCGGGATCGAAAACGATGTTTCCGATCGTGATCGGCCGATCATGGCTTGTCATAGCGAAGCCGGTTCCATCTCGCCGCTCAAGCGTAAGGCACAGGCCGATGGTTGTAAGGTCAGGGCCGGTTTCGCTCATGCATCGACCTCCCGAACCTCGACGAGGGGCACAGTCGGCGCCTCGCCGGCAAGGAAGCTTGCACGATTGATCTCGAGTTGATCGCTGGCGAACCGCACCGGAACATCGAACATGAAGCCCGCGGTGATCTTGGCGCCTGGGGGTGGCGGCACATCGAAGATGATCGTCCCCAGCGGACCTGAGCGCCAACCCAGCGGCTGAGGCAGTCCATCCAATGCGACCTTGATGCTGCCAGGTGCAGGCCGCGTGATCCGCCGCTGCTCTCCGGTGCCGTAGGTCTTGCTCAGGAAAAAGCTCGTAGTGGCACCATCACCGGTACCGATCACCTCGTCCAGCATAGTCGGCGCCTCGGTCATCTCGCGCGAGCTATGGTCGTAGGGATCGCGGAAGCGGAAGGCTTGCGCGCTTCCACGCCGAGCACGGAAAAAGCTGATCAATCGCTTGAGTTCCTCGTCGCCGCGCACGCCTGGACCGGCGTCGAAACGAAGACGCGCTTGCGACCAATTCGCATTGCGAAACTCGTGGCCGCTGGCGCTCGTCAGAACGGTTGTCGAAAAACCGGGAACGACGCTGGCCTCGGCTCCGATCTCAATCGGAAACGTCACATCCTCAAAGGCGTCCAAAGCATTCACTCCGTCATCGAAGATTGTCACCCGATCTCTGAGGATTTGCGGCAGCGCCCAGACGAGAACCTCGCGCACTCCTAAAGAGAAGGCATCACGAACTCCCGCCAAGATCCTCGACCAATCGGCTCCGGTCCTCTGAGGTGCGGCAAAGCCGGCTAGGTAGTGCTGCGAGTGAGCTGGGTAATTGAGCCGCTCGACGACGAGTTCACGCGCCGCGTGGCGTTGCCGATCACGGCCAATCGTCAGCCACTCGTAATCCTCGACTTGCAGGACGTCGAAGGCAGGGCTCGCCCAACCGATGGGGATGTTGGCACGATACCAATCCGGTCGATCCGCACCGAGGATTGCCGGGGTATAGACAAGGACAAGAGCCTCGGCGTCTGCCCTGAAGTTCTTCACGGCCGAGATGATACTGCTCGTTGCGGCTGCAAGAAGAGCGCCAGCCTGTTCCAACAGAGCGATTTCGCTCTCGGACTTGGAGCCACTGACGTCGGCAACGATCACTGGATCACCGCCAAAGGCCGCGCGTGCCGCCTCGTCGTAGATGCAGGGTCGGTGATCATTCGTCACCCACCACCACGGCTCACCAATCTGGATGCGCGGGCGAAGGCCGGCGCCCGCGCTTAGCTCCGCAAGGAAGACTGCCGTGCGGGCAAGGTAATCAACCGCATCAATGCAGGCTGGCGACACCAGGGTCGACGGCGGCTCGTACCCCGTCAGCGCCTCACTTCCATCGCTGGCGCGTTGCTTCCAGTCTTCAGGGCAAGCCGAGGCGATCAGTTCGAAGGATAGCGACATGATAAGTTCGAAGCCCGCGTCACGTGCAGCCTTCGCGAAGGCCGCGTGCCATGCAGCGGCTGCAGAGTTGAGCGGTTGCAGGGGATCGATCAAACCTCCGGCCGTCCGCCGCGGGTAGTGGCTCATCCCAACATAGTGGTTGATGAGTTTTCGATACCCTAGGTGTTCGAGGCTCTCGATGATCCGCTCGGGCACCAAGTGGTAGAGATCGTCGTAAGCGGTGCACATGCGCAGATCATGTTCGGGCACCATCGCGTCGTTGATCTGCAGTACGCTGCCGGATCCCTCGCACCGCAGATCGGTGATTTCGAGGCTGGCCTCGTGTACTCCACCGTGTGCGAAACTGCTGTCCGGACTATAGCCGTCGGGCACGAGGTTGAAGAATATGCGGTCGATATCATGAGCGTCGACCGGATCGGCATCCGTCGCCAGATTAAACCCTCCGGCAAGATTGCCGAAATCGAATTCGATCGTAGCATCCGTCGGTGCACCGGAGGCATAGTTCCACAACCGAACGTACCAGGTTCGAGACTTTCCCTCAGCGTCGCGACCCTCGATCGTTAGCGTTGGCCCGTTCGGACCGTCGAGCCTGGCGAGGCCCACCGACTTCCACCTGAAGCTCAGTTTGCAACGACGGTAATCCCGGTTGAGCTCGCGGCGGTTCACCGGGTGGGCCCCGTCGTCGTCACTCCCGTAGATCAGTCCAATGAGGTCGCTCGGGCGAAGGAACTCAGCCGTGACCTTCAAGCTGCCAAAAGACGAGCCAAGGACTACGCTAGCGATGGAGCCGCGTGGGAAGTCGACGGTGAAATGTCGCGGGTCGAATCGCTTCACAAACGATGTCGTCAGCGGAGCATCGTCGCGAGTGAACCAATGCCGTATCATTTCGCGCCTGCCAGCACCTTGCGAAGCGACCGTGCGATCTGCCGGCTGGATTGCCGAAGCGCCTGAGCTTCGACGCCCTGCGGTGACGAGACGTTGAGGCTGATCTGCACGGTTCGCGACCCTTGGTTCGGCTCGATCCTGCCCGCGCTGGAGGGTACGAAGACCTCGGGCCCTCGCTCGCCGACTACATACGGACGACCGCTATCTACGCTACCTCCTGTTGCGCGCCCCGGCAGGCCCGAGAGCAGGCCGGCCAGTGACCCTAGGGGCAGCCCTACACTTCGTCCCAGCCCACCTCCGGACACCCCGCCTGAAGAGGCCTGGGCGATCTCGGCCAGTGCAGCGACCGCGGCCTTCCGCAGATCCGCGAAGTTCGTCTTGCTTCCGCTGACCGCTTTGCCGAGGGCGGACTCGATCTGGCGCCCGGTTCGAAGCGCGCCGGCGGCTAGAGGTCCTTCGAGTTCGCCCTTCATTGCCGCAATGTCACGAGCGAATGTCAGGGTGTCGGCGCGAACGCCGATCACAAGCTGCTCTATATGATCTTGCATTATCGATCCCTTACGTCTGGGAACTTGGCCGCGAGCGCTTGCAAGTCGTTCTTGGAGACGCCCTCCCAGGTCCCGCCGCCGTCGGGCAGTGAGAGGGAGAGTTCGGTCGGCGTAGATGCCCAGAACTGGTCCGGGCTCCACCCAAGCACAGTCGATGCAAGTCGCCAGCAACGTTGCGCACCATCGGCGAACATCAATTCGCGGTACCCTCGAGGATCTGGGCGAAGATCAATCGCAGCAAAGGCGTCACGTTGCTCATGCCCATTGCAAGCAATGTCTCTCCGATTGCTTCTCGATCGATGGTGCCGCATCGGCCGCTCGAGAGATGATCGAACAGCGCAGCGATCTCGCTCAACAGCAGCTTCGCCTCGCCGGCCCGTTCGATCAGGCCGATCAACGAGCCTAGCTCCGCTTCAGCCGCGACCAGTGCTGTGAATGTAGGGCGGATGAGAAGATCTTCGCCGGCTACTCGGATCGCGCATTCACCGCGCAGAGCATTGGCCCTCACGCGCTTGTGACCGGGCCGGAGCTTTCCAGGGCAATGGTGTAATTGCGCTCGCCGTTGAAGTCGCCGGCGTACTCCAGTTTGGTGACCAGGAACTGTGCCGACATGCGCTCACCGCTCTCGAAGGTAAGCAGATAGGGCGCAAGCTGGCCACTCAATGCCAAGCCTCGCAGATCGATCTCAGCCGCGCTTCCGGTGAAGATCCCGGTGGCGGTGACCGAAACCGAGCGCACACCCGCACCGGAGAGTAGATCCCTCCAACCCTCGCTGCCTTTGTGGGTAATGGCGACCGCATCGCCGTTGATGGAGACCTGCGTCGTCTTGAGGCCGGCGACGGTCGTGTAAGTGACGGGGTCGCGGCCGGACCCTAGCTTCAGCAAGAATGCACTTCCGCGTTCTGCGGGCATGGACATACCTTTCAGGATTGCGCGAGAAGTCGCGCGCGAAAATCTATGGCCGCCGCCCATGGGCCGGCGACGTCTCGTACGGTTCGTCTACGCAAGAAGCGCCACGTCACCACGGTCCAGCCATCCAGAACGACGTCCTGCTCCGTCGCAGCCTCGATGGCATCAGCCAGGTGCTGGAGGCGTGCCGGCTGATCGTCCCAAAGGGTGAGGGCAACGGCGACTTCGCGACCTCTGAGTTCCTTCGCGCCCCAGTCTTGTTCAAGACTGCAGTCGACGACGAGATATGGGTAAGGTGCTCTCGCAGGCGGGCCGTCGTAGATGCCACTGAGTTCCGCGAGAGACCGCAGGCGAGCGACAAGCGACGCCTGCAAGGCTTGTCCGGCACTCATCGACGAAGGCTCAAGCTTCGCAGCTCAGCGTTCATCAGCCACCGCGTAAGCAGATGGCGACCGGTGACGTGAAGCTCGTCGGCCTCCTCAACGATCCGTGCATCGCAAAAATCCCGTTCGATTGCTTCGGCAAGTTGCTTGCGTCGTTCGGCGATGGCCTGCTTGACGAGTCGTACGCCGGCGAGTTCGAGCTTCTTCATGTCCGTACTTCCTCGCAGCGGAGTTCCAATCGATCGGGTGAACGTGGATCTTCGACGATCTGCCTGATGAGGAAGGACCGTCCGCGCCAATCCAGGCGCTGCTCAATTGCAACCAGCCGACTGTTCCGGATGACGACGCGCATCCGCGGCATACCGCTCAGCGTCATCCCCTCCGCTTCAGCGCCCGAACCCTCCGGGATGACGCAAGCGCGACAACTCAGGACCTTGGTCCACAAGCTACTCGAAAGACCT